GGCGAATCGCTGGACGAGGGTAGCCCCCACCACCCGGCGCGCCATCTATGAGCGCGACGGCTGGGTGTGCTGGCTGTGCCTCGGGGTCGTGGATCGGGATCTGATCGGGTCCAGTGATCTATGGCGTCCCTCCCTTGACCATGTGATTCCGAAGTCACAGGGCGGCCCAGACACTCTCGACAATCTGCGCCTGGCCCATAACTGGTGCAACTCTGCCCGGAGCGATGGCCGGGCCTACACGGAGGTGGACTTCCGTGCCACTGCTTGAGTCCGCGGCCAGCGGCGACCACCTAGCCACCCTGCGCGACCTCCGCGACCACCTGGCCGAGGCGCTTATCGACTGCGACTCGAAGCGTGACGTCGCGGCCCTTGCTGGCCGACTCCAGGCGGTCCTCGATCAGATCTCAGCCCTCGAGCCGAAGGAACCTGCCGGCGATGGCATCGACGAGATCGCGCGCCGCCGTGCTGCTCGACGGTCCAGCACCGCCGCGCGTCAGAGTCGCGCCGAACGCTCGGGCTAACTCCTGGGAGGACGTCGCCGACCTGGCAGCGTCGCTCGGGATGCCGCTGGATGAGTGGCAGGAACAGGCACTAGAGGCCGCGATGGGCGAGCGGTCCGACGGTCGCTGGGCTTCCAAGTTCGTCGGTATCTCGGCACCTCGGCAGAACGGCAAGTCGCAGCTCATCGTGGCCCGTGCCCTCGCCGGGATCCTGCTCTTCGGCGAGAAGATGGTCATTATCTCGGCGCACGAGACGGACACGGCGCGCGAGGTCTGGAAGCGGCTCATCGCCGTCGTCGAGGACAACCCGCACCTCGAGGCCAGGGTCACGGAGCGAATCAACGCCCTGAACCGCGAGTTTCTGTCGTTCGGTCACGGCTCCGACCGGCAGACCATCAAGCTGAAAGCCCGCGGCGCTTCCGGGTCGCGTGGCTTCTCTGCTGACTGCCTCCTGCTTGACGAGGGGCAGATCCTCGGCAAGCAGGCATGGGGCTCGATCCAGCCGACCATGTCCGCGATGCCGAATCCGCAGCTCTGGCTGTTCGGGACGCCGCCGACCGAGTCAGATGACCCGTTCGCCTTTTCCAGAGTCCGCGACTCGGCGATGGCGAAGAAGGCTCGGCACTGCTGGCTTGAGTGGTCGGCCGACCCGGACGACGACATTGACGACCCGGAGACGTGGGCCAAGGCCAATCCGGCGTTCGGTGTGCGGATCTCGCAAGAGGCTTGCGCCGATGACCGGGCCGCTATGGACGACCAGCAGTTCAGCGTCGAGCGGCTGGGGATGTGGGCGTCGTCCGTAGTCAAGGGTGTCCTCCCGCCGCCGTCGTGGCGCGCACAAGAGGACCGTCACTCGATCGCCGTCGACAACCAAGCGATCGGTCTCGAAGTCGGCCCCGATCTCTCCTGGGCCTCCATCGCCCTCGCCGGCCAGCGCGCCGACGGCCAGTGGCATTTCGAGCTGGAGAACGACCAGCACATCAGCGGTCGCGGCACCTCCTGGCTTGCCCCGGCGGTCCAGGCCATCGTCGAAGCGAACCCGCAGATCCGCGCCGTGGTGGTGGACGTGGGTGGCCCGATAGCTGCGTTGCTCGAGCAGAAGGCCGGTAGATGGCTTCTGAAGGGCACCCGGGTCGAGGTCACCCCGATGAAGGTCTCCGAACTGGGTTCGGCGTGCTCCCTGGTGCTGGACGGTATCGTCACGGGCTGGCTGCACCACATCGGGCAGCCCCAGTTCACCTCCGCGGCCCTGGTCGCCGGCAAGCGCGCACTCGGCGACTCCGGCAAGTGGGTTTGGTCGCGCAAGACGGCCGAGTCCGACATCACGCCGATCCAGGCGGCCACCTACGCACTACACGGCGCCCAGTCCCCCACGGTCAAGAAGCCCGGTCGTCGTCCTGAATCTAAGCGAGGGGTGGTCGTGCTGTGATTGTCCCCTTCGTCGCCCCGCCGCTGCTAGGCACGATCTACCCGTCCGACGACGAGATGGCGCTGGTGAACCGGCTCATCAACCGGCTGACCTTCTATGGGGCAGCGAACACCGAGGCCGAGGAACGCTACGAAGGCTCGTGGGCGGCGTCGCAGTTCGGCATCAGCATCCCGCCGTCGATGTCGAGCCTGGTGACGGTCGCTGGCTGGCCCGGTTCGGTCGTCGACGTCCTCGAGGAGCGCTTGGACTGGCTCGGCTGGTCCTCGGACGGTGACGACTACGGCCTCGGTGACGTATACGCCGAGAACGGGCTGGACGTCGACTCCGGCATGGCCCACATCGACGCCCTGATCTTCGGTACGTCGTTCCTGGCGGTCGGCACGGGTGTCAACGGGGAGCCGAACCCGCTGGTCACCCCGCACTCGCCGCGGAACATGACCGCGATCTGGGACCGTCGCCTTCGTCGCGTCTCGGCCGCCGTCTCGGTAGTGGCGTCGGAGGGCAACATCACAGAGGCGACCCTGTACCTGCCGGACGAGACGGCCACGTTCAACCACGACAACGGCAAGTGGGGCGTGGTCGACCGGGACCGGCACAACCTCGGCCGGGTGCCGGTGGTGCAGATGCCGAACCGGATCCGCGGGTCGCGCGAGACGGGCCGGTCGGAGATCACCAAGGCTGTCCGCTACTACGCCGACGCGGCGATGCGGACCCTGCTTGGCCTCGAGGTCAATCGGGAGTTCTACAACAGCCCTCAGCGGGTGGTCCTCGGCGCGGACGAAACCATGTTCCGCAACCCCGACGGCACGACGAGCTCGCCCTGGACGGCGATCATGGGCCGGATCTGGGCGGTGCCGCAGACCGAGGACGGCGATAACCCTGACGTCAAGCAGTTCCAGCCCGCCTCCCCCGCGCCCTACCTCGACCAGGTCAAGGGATACGCGCAGCTCCTGGCCGCCGAGGCAGGCATCCCGGCCGCCTACCTGGGCTTCCAGACAGACAACCCGGCATCGGCAGATGCGATTCGGGCAGGCGAAGCGCGATTGGTGAAGCGGGCCGAGCGCCGACAGTCGGTGTTTGGTCGCTCCTGGCTCGAGGTGGCCCGCCTCGCCCTCCTGGTCCGTGACGGCTCCCTACCGGACGACTTCGCACAGCGGATCTCGAACCGTTGGCGCGACGCTGCGACGCCGACCCGTTCGGCTGCGGCCGACGAGACCACCAAGTACGTCGGTGCTGGCGTTCTGCCGGCCGACTCGACGGTGACGTGGGACCGGATGGGCTTGTCGCCCGCAGAGCAACGCCAGGTGTCGGCAGATCGTCGCCGGGCGAACGGCGCACAGGTTCTCCGGGCGCTCGCAGCGGTGAACGCACCGACCCAGAGCGATGCCGAGCCCGACGCTCCTGCGTAACGGGGTCGCCGGAGTGGCGACTCTGGCTCTGCGTGACCTCAGCGCAGCATGGCGTGACGCCGAGGACACCGCGCGAGCCGGTGCGGTCCTTCGGGACACCCTGCCGGCCGTCATCGAAACGTACGGCGCCGCGGCGGCCACCCTCGCGGCGGACTGGTACGACGAGAGCCGCGACGAGGCTGAGGTCCGCCGCTTCTTTCAGGCAACACCGGCCACGATCAAGGAAGTCGGCGCCGACTCGCTGATCGCCTGGGCCACCGCTGAAGCCACCGACGTGACCGCGCTGCGAACTCTCATTGAGGGCGGCACGCAGCGCCGGATAACTAACTTCTCCCGCGCGACGGTCGTCGAGTCGGCCCTGGCCGACCCCGAGGCGATCGGCTGGCAGCGCGTAGGCGCCGGGTCGTGCGCCTTCTGCCAGATGCTCATCAGCCGCGGCGCCGTCTACTCCGAAGCCTCAGCCGACTTCGCCTCACATGACCACTGCAAGTGCGCGGCGGTCCCGGCATGGGGTGGCGCATCGCTTCCGGTGAAGCCCTACACCCCGAGCACCAAGAAGGGCAGCGACGCCGATCGCGCCCGCGCGCGCGCGTACCTGCGCGCCAACGCCTGACCCACAACTTCCCCGACGACGCGAGGTCGCCGGGGCCTTCTCCGCGATGGAGGAACCCCCGCATGTCCGAGTCCACTGTCACCACCACTGAGCCGACCGAGCCGCAGGAGCAGCAGCAGGGCGATCCTGCTGACGCGCCGCTGGGAGAGGGCGGCAAGAAGGCGCTTGAGGTCGAGCGTGCAGCTCGCAAGGCAGCCGAGATGTCGGCCGCCGAGTTGCAGGCCCAGCTCGAAAAGATCAACCGCGCCAATGAGTCCGCGCTTGAGAAGGCGCAGCGCGAGGCAGCCGAGGCACGCGAGTCAGCCGCGAAGGCGACCGCCGATGCCCTGCGTCTCCGCGTGGCCGCGAAGCACGGCATCAGTGATGAGGACGCCGATCTCTTCCTGACCGGCACCGACGAGGACGTGTTGACGCGGCAGGCCGAGCGCCTGGCTGCGCGAGCGGCGGACGCCAACACCCCCCGCTCTCCCCGCCCCGACCCAAACCAGGGGCGTTCCCCCGGCACCGGCCCTAAGTCGACTGCCGACTCGTTTGCGGACTTCTTCCGCACCAAAACCTGAGAGGTAACACGTCATGGTCGACATTAGTCGCGCCACTACCAACGTGCCTGACTTCCTGCCGGCCGATGTGTCGCAGGAGATCCTGTCCAAGATGCTCGAGGGCAGCGCCATCCAGTCCCTCGCACGACAGGTGTCCGTCCCTGGGTCGGGCCTGACCATCCCCGTCATCACTGGCGAGCCGACTGCGGACTGGGTCGCTGAGACCGCCGAGAAGCCGGTCAGCCGGCACACGCTCGGCAAGAAGACCCTCACCCCGAAGAAGCTCGCTGTCATCGAGCCCTTCTCGGACGAGTTCCGGCGCGACCTGCCGGGCCTCTACAACGAGTTGGTTCGCCGACTGCCCTACGCCCTGTCGACGAAGTTCGACCAGGAAGCCATCTTCGGCAACCGGAACAACATCGGCTCGCTGTACGACGAGGGCGAGGCCGCAGCTACCAACGCGAACCTCCAGACCGTCGACACGACCGACACCTACGGCGACGTGCTGACCGCGTTCACCACGGTCGCCACGGCCAACAGCAACTACGGCTACGACGCGAACGGCATCGTCGTCTCGTCGCTGGGCGAGTCGCTGCTGATGCGTGCCGTCTCCACCGTCGGCACCCCGCTGTTCATGCCGGACGTGACCAACGCCCGCGGCGTTGGCCGCGTCCTCGGCCGCGACGTGTTCAAGACCCGCGTCCTGAACACGATGCCGACCGATCAGGACGCCACCGGCTCCGACG